ATACTTGAAGAGATGCAACCTCAATTGCTACGTCCTGTTGAAGATCATCCACAGTAGTATCAGTGTTGGAATCAGCAACATCAGTATCAAAATGAGCTTTGCTATCATAAACTTTTCCTGTTCTTTTGTTTTTGATTGTTTCTACAACCTTAGCATTATATACAGGAACTTTTTTACCATCTATAATAGTATAGTTTTTATCGTCTTCCGCCATGATTAGCTCGTCCTTGTTTGTTGTAAGGTTTATAACTTCTTTTCTCTGATTTTGAAAGGCTTTTCTTATGCCGACCCGGCCGTTTTTTAGGCTTTGGTCTTGGCACGTAATGAATAAATTTTTGCCTAGCCATTTTCCTGCGATCTATCTATTAGTGCATAACTAATAACACCTGTGATTGCATTTGATGTATCACTCTCCATAAGCAATGTATCACCTGCCTCAAGATTAATAGTATTAGATGCTAGATTCACAAAACTTTTATTTAGTTGTGCATGAGCAACAACTCTTGCCGTGCCACCATTTTTCAAAACCAAAAGATCTACATCAGCGTTTGATGAAGACTTATGAACTGCTTGTACGCTTTTGACAATACCAACTGCAGAAGTAGATATAGTCAATACAGTTGTAGATGTATTTGTGCTTAATAAATATGTTTCGTTTTTGTATTGTATTGTCATGACATAAAATAATTAAAGGTATCTTGTTCGTTTTTCAAGTCCTGTTGAAATGATGTGTTCAGTTGTGTTTTAACTGTATCGAGAGATTGCACAATTTGTCTTTGGTTCTCCTCTTCATATTGTTGTTTAGGTTCTGGTATGTAAACAGTAATTTTAGCCATGTAAAGCTGCCCCTCTATCAGAGGAAGAAAAACCACCACCTGTGCTTTTGGAACCTCCAGTGTTTGCTGCTGCTCCTCCTCCGCCACCACCACCCATAGCTTGATCTCTTGCCGTTACTTGTGATGACGGTCTTTGTGCCATTTGTTTTTGTATACCTCTTGCTTGAGCCATGTTTGCTGCTGCTGCTGCGTTTCTTGCATCAATACCACCATAACTTTTTGCGTCAAAATAATCTGCTAGAGTTTTTGATCTTGCAAAATCTGTTTGTCTTATTCTATCATTTACTCCAGATAAACCTGATAATACTAAACCACCAATACCAATCGGATTTAAACCCATACCCATTTTAGAACTTAATTTATTCATAATTAAATTTTTACCAAGATCTTTCATTGTTCCCATACTAGATGCAGCATTATTTATAATACCTGTCAAACCACTATTGTCATTAGCTTGTGCAGGCATTTGACTCATTACAAAATCTCTATAAGTTGCAAAGTCTGGATAGGTTGCTTGTAAAGCTCTATTTGTGCTGTATTCTTGAAAAAGTGCTTCTTCGTTCATTATCTCATACCATCTTGTGATACATCTGCTCTAAATGTTCCAAATCTCCAATTATCATTTAATGCAGAGTTTTCTATTTTAATATTAGCCAGTCTACCTCTTACTCTTGTATCTATTTTTGATGTCGCAGAATTTACCACAAATGATATTGTAGTGGTGTTGCCTGCAATAGGAAAGTCTTTTGTACCAAGTGTTATTGATACGTTACCCGATAAATTCTTAAAGTCTGGTAAAAACCTTCTAATGTTTAACAAAAATTGACCATCACCTTCAACAGGTAGATCAAAGTCTCCTGACTGTACGAAACAACTAATAGCCTCTTCTGTTCCATTAAGATTAATTTTATTTACACCTCTTTCATGTTCAAAATAAGTTGTTGATCCAAATTTATTTGTTGCACCTTGTATTGTTGGAAACTGAGGAACTGTTGTTGAATCATATTCTGTTGCATATGGGTTAGCGTACGTTGTTGAGTCAGCATAGGTTGTTCTCGCTAATGACATAGTTGACCAAGTATTTTCTACATAATTATAAGTTACAGTTCTATCTATTTGAACAGATGGTCCGGTAGTCGGTGTCCCTTTTGGATAGAACCATAATATCTCATTATACAAAGAGTTATGCGCACCGAATACAATTTGATTAGATGCATAATTTATACCAAGATTATCGCCATCAGTTGTGAATACAAAATCTTCTACAAGTGACGGAAGTAATTTAACTGTACCATCAAATACAAAGAACCCACCAGAGTTACCCATCCAAAATACTTTACCATCTGCATAAACAGCCGCGTGCGGTCCAATACATCCACAGTTAGTACCAACCTGTCTTATAGAAAAAGTAAACGGTGGTCCAACAAACTGCATTGTATAAGCTGCTTGATCAGTTAATATTAAAACATAGTCTTTACCATTAACAGCTGTAACAATTGTGTTTCCGGTGTCCAGTCTAAATGTTCCTGCGGTATTCGTTGAGGTTGGATTATATAAATTAAAATTTTCTTGGTCACTAAATCTAATAAACATTGGATCTTGTGTTGTATTATCACCTACTGTTGTTTCAGTTCCAAAATGTATAAAATGTCTATCCCTGTCAGAGACAATAGTTGAAACAGATTTTGTTGGAGCACTTGCCATCTCAGTACATCTATTATTCAAAGGATTACTTACCCTTGGATCCCAAGTAAATGTTTTTCCATTTCTAATTGTTGCAGTAAGTATTGCACCAAAATTATCAAGTGACCAGTTACCTGGATCAAGTATGACTGATGATGTTGTAGTTTGTTGTCCCCAACCTATAAAGTTTGTAATCTCAGTGACAGTTGCACCACTGCTATGGGCTGCAGTTGACGTTCCTTGTGCACCTCTTGTAATACCTGTTAAATCATTAGAACTAACACCTGTGTATGTAATAATTTCTTGATCTACTAATATAGTTCCACCAGTTCCAGAAAAACCTGTTGCACTATTTAGTGTGATACTAGTTCCAGATCCTCCCGTACCTGCAGTGTCGTTTTGTAAAAGTCCGTTAAGTGTATTTGTCAATGCACCAGAAACATTTCCACCCCATGTTCCTGTACCCCAACCATAACCATATGTTTGGATAGTTGGTCCTATTTCTACATAAGCTCTAATTGTTGCAGAACCAGCGGCAGTCATCCCTGTCCCTGTCTCACTCGATGCCATTGTAATTGTAAAAGTATCTGCAGCAGCAGTAATCACTTCAAATGTTTGGTCAGTAAAATTAGCTGTGGTAAAACTTGTTGCTCCTCCTCCAGGTAAAGTAACAGACTCAAATAAAAAATAATCACCAGAAACTAATCCATGTGCAGTTTTGTTAACTGTTACAGTTGATTGACCATTAACAGATGTAAACGTAGCACCAGTTAATCCTGTATCTAAAGGAGTGACATCATAAAAAGCATCTTCATAATAAATTAATAATACTTTAGATGTTCCAATGGCAGCATACTTTCTACCTTGTAAATCTGTCCAAGTATGTTGAGCACGTGCAGGACCTGCAATAGTCTTTTGTCCTATAGCAGCAAATCCACCAATTTTTTCTGGTTGTGCATATCTAAATCTAACAAAATCACCATCAATCCATCTACCCTCAGCTCCTGAAGGTGTATCAGTTTTATCAAAACCTGGTAGTAATTTTACATTTGTAAGAGGCATACGGTATTTTACACCATGTTAAAGCTTCTTCCAAGTCGTAGGTGATGGCATGTTATGCTCAGATTTTAAACCTTTTCTCATAGTTAAAAGCACATCTCCTGATATTGAGATACGTGGTTCTTCTTTTTCGTTTATGCCTGTCTCGTGAAAAAGCATAGATGGAAAGATTACAATATTACCAGTCTTTGCTGGGTACTCCGCTTTTGCAAAATTAACCTCATCCCATTTTTTAAAATATGGATCTCTTTTTGGGATGTTTAAACCAACTTTATGTGCCTCATCATCTATGAAGAATAGGTTACCTTGATCCTCTGCTTTTACATAATAGACAAAACTAAAGTGACTTGTCATGTGCCTGTGGTATGAAATAAATTGATCTTTGGTAGAGTACGTAGCCCATGATTTGGTTATATAAAGCTCAAACAATTCTAGATCATAATGCAAACCATGTATTGCAGCGATTAATGCTTGTGTAATTTGATCGTATAATTTTTCAAATTTTGGATTTAAATGTAAATTATCATCAATAGATTGTAAGTCTTTTGCTTTTATATCCGTTGTCCGTGCGTACTGAGAATTTGTTGGAGTTACTAATTCTAGTTCAGGTAATATTTTTTTATTAATTTTTTCGTAATTTTGAATTTGAGAGATGTATATTGGATAACCAAACCATTTTGATATGTTAGTCATCTAATGTGCCTTTAGTATCAAACCATATATAACTATTTACTTTAGATAATAAATTTTCCATATCTTTATCTTTAACAACGTACACAAGAGTTTCAGTACAATAGTCTTTTATAGCTTCATATCTATGATGTCCATCTAAAAGTGTTTTGTTATCGTGTATTACCAATGGACATAACAAACCTTTTTCTCGAATATCAATTTTTAATTGATTGATTAGTTCAATATTTAATTTAAATTGCCTAGGTTTTATTAAATTTAATTTAATTTTTTGTAATATAGTATTAAATACTATTTTTTGTGGCTCAATTAACACTACAAGATTTTTAAAAATCTATAAACTATCTCTCCATTACCACCAGAACCACCACTAGTGGATCCACCACTTACCTGAGCAGCTCCTCCTCCACCACCAGATCCTCTTGTTCCTGGACTTCCGTTAGTACCTCCCCCAGATGAAGAACCTCCAGCACCTCCAGATATCCCTCCATCATAAGAGTTAGCTCCTGCAAATCCAGATATTCTACAGTTGTCTCCTCCGCAGTTTCCTGATCCCGATAAACTTCCTGTTGCACCATTACCACTGTCATTAAAAGTTCCTGCAGGTCCAGAGGTATTTGAACTAACATTTTTAGTTACACCATCAGAATCTCTAAACGTGCCTGTACTAACACTTGAGCTTACTGTTGCAGAACCAGGTGTTCCTGCTGTATTAGATCTTAAAGGTCCTTGCACACCACCTCCCGTACCGCTAGATCCACCTCCACCTGTCAGTGTAAATAAAGATCCTGCAGAAGATCCAGACAAAGTTGTCGATGATCCACCACTTGCAGTAACATTGAATCCTTTTCCAGCACCACTTCCTGCTGAACCAATTGAATAAGTCATTGTCTCACCACCAGCAACTGTAAATATTTTGTCAGAAACGTAAGCACCTGAACCTCCGCCAGCTCCTGCTGACTCTCCACCTGCTTTATCATAATCAGCTCCACCTACTGCGCCTCCTCCTCCTCCAACTGCTGCTTGGATATGAATTGCGTTTGCATTACTTGGCACAGCAAATGTACCTGATCCTGATGAAAGAGTAGCAAATGATGTAGCTTCAAAAGCAGTAAAAACTAATTTATATGTGCCACTTACGTTGGCATAAGCTTCATTTACTTCTTGATACGTTCCGCTTACGTTTGCAAATATTTGATTTGTTTGTTGAAAGGCACTGGAGTTTCTAACATAAGTTTCTGCCATTTAAACTCCTATGAATATACGAACCAAAGATCTCCGTCAGATCCTCCTGCTGGAGTAACATTAGTTGTGATTGTAAATTTTCTTGCTAATTTATCTGAGTCCACTGCATTGTTTACAATTTTAGCGGTTGTAATTTGATTATCTGAAATTTTTACTGTCGTTATTTGATTATCAGAAATTTTAGCTGTCACTATTTGATTATCAGAAATTTTTGCGGTCGTTATTGCATTATCAGCTATTGATGCTGTGGCTATCTCGCCACCTAAACTAGATAAATCAACTCTATTAATATTGGTACCATCTGAATATGCTAAATGTTTTTTACCTTCAGTCATTGCAAAGCCAGTACCACTTGCAGTTTTAAAAGTTATTGTACTTGTGTTATGTGTAGTTCTATCATCAAGTATGTACATTTTTTCAATTGAGTTTGGAACAGTTACACTTGTGTCACCTGTTAAGGATCCACCAAAAGCTAACACCATATTTCTAGCTTGAGATATAGAACCATCATCCATTGTCAAACCAATAGAAGTAGTTGTAACACTAATTGACTCAAAACCAGCAATTGCTTGTTGCACTAAATTTAAATTTGTGTTTGTTTTTGTTCCCCATGTACCAGCGTTTTCACCAGTAGCCATAAGTTCAAGTTTTAAATCTGTCGAAAATGTAGATGCCATATTTGTATTATAATCCTATTATGCTGCAATATCAACTTCAACCCAGACATTGCTTACTCCTGGGTCAACGTTAGACCATGCTATTGTTCCTGTGTTTCCAACACTTATAGACATTTGTTGTCCAGTTAAATCAACAGGAGTATCTAAATCTACAGTGACTGAAGCAACAGCTGTAGTCATTGTAGTCAAACCGGTAATTGAAGCAGTAACATCAATTGATATATCAACAGCTTGATCAGATATTGTTAATAAATTAGTGGTTGCATCAACATTAGCATCACCAGTTGCAGCTAATGTACCTGTTGAAGTTGTAATATCTAAACCATCAACCAATACTGTAAAGGTTGCATCAACCTGTCCAACAGCTGAAGTCAAATCAATACCCGTTACTGGAGCATCTACAGCACTTATTAATGTTACAGTTCCTACAGATGTTTCTAATTCTTTTTCTGATCCGGCAACAATAGTTGTAGTAGCATCTGCTTGTACTGAATACGGTCCAATTACTGTTGTTAATTGTTCTCCTGTAACAATTACATCTGGATCAACTTGAATATCACCCAGTGTTGTAGAGGCAGTTACACCTGTCAATTGTATAGTCGGGTTTTGAATTGCAGTGATACTTACTGAGCCTGTTGCTGTAGTAAGTGCTATACCTGTTACTTCTATACTTGCATTAGTTCCGCCTAATGAAGCAATAGGTGATTGTGCAATTGCTGTAATTCCTAACATATCTCTCCAATAAGCGTGAGGGGTTGGTGATTGAGGTGGTAAACCCCCCACACATCGAGATTATATCATCTCTTAAACCAAGAGGGAAGTCCTAGATGAGGACGTTTGTCAAACATATTATCTTTTGCACCTGGTGTTTTACGATTATTATAATGTAAAAACACTTGTACGCATTCTTTGCCTTTGAATTTATTTCGCCAATGCTCCAGCTCACAACCAGAATAGACTAGCATATCTCCTTGTTTTAAATCTACTTTAATACCTTTTTTACCTACTTCTCCAGATGGCTCTAAATATATAGGCCAGTCATCACCAGCAAGATTCATAGTAGTGGATATCTCACAACTAAATCTATCTTTGTGTCTTTTTAATTCATCACCTTTTTTATATATTCTTGCATAAGTATACGCAGGATATAATTTTAATCCTGTGGCTTTTTCCATACCTGGTTGACATTTAAGTAATAAAGTTTCCATAGCCATATTAGCATATTGAGAATATGTGTTTGGTATCTGTTCATTCTCTCCCTCATAATATCCTATGATAGTTTCGAATGGAGAAAAATATCTTGATTGTCTACAAGTATCATAAACTTGTTTTTGCATTAAAAAATAATTTGCAACAAAAGCTGCTAGGTCTTTTGATATTGCTTGTTTAATAACTGTGTATTTATTTTTTTTAAACGACATCTTTAGCCATTTCTTTTGGCACTGCTTGTATATTCCAATGTATAAATCTAAACGGTTCAATACCAAAGTCTACTGCATACTCGTGTTCCAAGTATCCTGGAAATATAATTAATGTACCTGGTTTAGGTCTTAAGTGAAATTGTTCGTGACCTGCCCATACACCTTTTAAGTCTGGTTTCATTTTTAACTTTGTACATCTTGCACCAGTCTTTGGTTCGTGAAATACAGGGTAAGAAGTTTTATCACTACACTTTAAAAAATAAAAACCTGATACGTGTTGATTCCAATGTATGTGTGCTGAATGATGTCCACCACCTTTTTTAGCAAACTCTTGTACCCATAGCTCACTAAACATAGTTGTGTATTGTGACATATCATAACCTTGGTGATCTAAATATTCCCAAGATTTTTGACCAATGTAATTTCTAAAATCTAAAAAATCATTATCAACTGTTAATGGTGTTGAGTGATATGATCTTCCAAAGTCACCGTGTTCTTTTATAAATTTTTTTTCTCTTGTTTTTGCATCTTTAATATATTTATTAGAAGCTTTGTTTAAAGATTTTACAAACTCTGGTTTTTCCTCACTCCATACTACAGTTGGAAAATAACTATTTATAAACATTATTTAAAAGGCCTCCCTAAATGCCACACCACAAGACTATATCTTGTGCCTGATGTTACTGGTTTAACTCTATGCCATACAAAACTTGGAAATACAATAATAGATCCTTTTGGTAGTATCTCTTTACATTGCACTCTGTGTTTTGATTCGTCTCGCATATGTGGATCATAGTTTCTAAAATCAAATTCTAGTTCACCACCTTTATATTCTGATCCATCTGTTAATTGACAAGTCATAGATAGTTTTCTAATTTTACCGTGATCTGGTGTATTTGGTTTATCATAAGGTTTGTCCCAACTATCACAATGCCAATCGTAATATTGATTTAATTTATATTTTGTAAACTGACAAGACTCAGATCTTTCCCAATCAAAATTCCAACCAGCCATTGCATTTGCTTTATGTACATATGGATGTAATTCTTTGTATATCCAAGTATCGTTAAGCCATACTAAATCTGAGTTTCTTTTTCTTTTTAAATCCAATACTTCTTGCTTGTTTAATTTTTTATCACCATAGCCACCTGTCCTAGCCATAACTTCTTTTTGTTGATTAGCATAAGCTATAACATCATCGCAAAATTTAGGTGTAAGCACACCACTAAAATACCAATAGTAGTTAGATATATTCATACAATATAGTTTGTACAAAATTTAAACTATCCTTTTGATTATTAGTTAAATAATACATATTAGTAGACGGAAACATTATAAACATATTATTTTTAAGTGGTATATCCCAAGACCTACCTTTACGTCTATTATCTTCATAATGTATTCTAACCATACAATCTTTAACTTTTACACCATACAATAATGTATAATCTGGAGAGTTACGCAAATCTACTGGATCTACATTTATGAAAGGTTGTGAGATTTCTCCAGGTTTATAGATATTACCAAAGGTATCTTTATTAATTAAAGTAAATCCATAGTCTAAATTTATATGGTCTCTCATATAAGTATTTAGCATATCGAATGTTCGTGAGAATGGAAAATCTTTGTCTTGAATTATTGATTGTAAAATATCGCCTGATAATTTATCTCGGTCAATGTCCCAATCTTTAGGCATTGCCACATCACCATGATATAAAACTTGCTCTGATAAAATAATTTTTTTCATGCCACCCACATGACTAGTATATTAAGCTTTAGAATCTGTCAAATCCCAAGACTGGCCTGATTCGTTCCAGTCATAACCCCATTTATGAGTTCCAGCTTCATTTTGTGAAGTTTGTTCTGCAGTTAATTCGGGAGCATCACCAATTGGTGAATCCCAACTAGCAGTTGTAGTATTTTTTACCCAAGATGCGTAAGGTTTTTTAGGCCAAAAGATTTGATTATCCTCATCCCATTCATAACCTATACCTGCGTAGTTTCCTCTAAATGCTTTTGATTGATCTTCTGATTCGACTCTTTCACCAGATTCATTTGTGCTGTAATGTTTATTATTTGATGTATTGTAAGATGTTTGAATCCACATTTGTGCAGGCCAATTATTGTGTGTTTCTAAATATTGTTGACCTACTGATTCATCTTCAACGTTATCGGCATTCAGCATGTCTTTATTATCTAAAGTTAATACTTGAATAACTTTTCCGTTTGATCCTAGTTTTGCAAAATGTGCCATAATTATCTCCTATTATATATTATAAATTTTGTTCATTCAACTACTGGAACTTATACCTTATTATAACGATTCCTGAACCGCCAGCTGCACCAGTACCTTCAGCAGCACTAGTTCCTACTCCTCCACCGCCGCCGCCTCCAGTATTAGCTGTTCCTGCAATAGCAAGAGTATTATCAGAATCAGGTCCAAAAGCACCTCTTCCACCACCACCTGGTCCTGGATTTCCAGCGAATGAATTTGGATTACCTGGTCCATAGCCTGAACCTCCACCACCTCCTCCTCTTGTTGTAGGTGTTCCATTTATAGATGATGTAGCTCCGTTACCACCGCCTCCAGCTCCATATGGAGCTGCCGCAATAATTCCAGCAGATGTAGCTCCACCGCCACCACCTGTACCTGAACTATTTGGTGCAGGAAAACTAACTCCTGCGCCACCAGCATTACCTTGTGCAGGAGTAACAGGAGGTGTATTTCCTGCTCCACCAGAACCTGTAGATCCACTATTTTCTGCACCACCTCCACCAGATCCGCCTGCAATACCTGTTAAATTAGGTGTAGGAGAACCACCGCCACCACCACCTCCTCCAGCAGATGTTATTGTTGAAAAAGTTGATGGAGATCCAGTATTACCTTGGCCCGAGCTAGGTTTTGTAGCCCCTCCAGCACCTACTGTTATTGGAAAAGCTGTTGCTGTAACTGTAATTCTATTTCCTGGTGTTGAATATCCACATAAAGGACTTGCTGTATAAGGAGTAACGGGACTTTTAGTTTCTCTATATCCACCTGCTCCACCACCAGCACCAAGTCCAGATCCACGACCTCCACCACCACCGCCTGCTATTACCATATATGAAACTTCATTATTAGCAGCATTTGTTGCTACTGAACATACTGTAAAAGTTCCAGGCCCTGTAAATGTATGAATTTTGTCACTTCCACATTCAGTAATTGTTCCACCTGTGGCAGATATAAAATTTTCTCCAAAAGCTTGAGTGCTGTTTCCTGAATTAGTACAAACCCAACCTTTAGTAGCATCTACGTATACAAAAGTAATCGTAGCTCCTTCTTGATTACATATAAAATTTGATGCTGCACCTTCTATATTTGATCCATTTCTTAAAATAGTTAAGTTGTTTGAATCCCAACTGTTTGCATAATCTGCAACGGCTATAACTGAACCTGCACTTGGACTTGATGGTAAAGTTACATTAAACGCTGCTCCTGATGTGTCTGTAAAGTATCCAACACCAGAAACTGCTGGTCCTGGGTCTGCTGTAATTTTGGTTGTGTTCCAAGAAACTTCACCTGTAGAACCAAAACCTGATGCTGTACCAGAGTTTGATATTGTTACACCAGCAGGAATAGAAATAGTATCTCCGCTATCTCCTAACGTTACAGTTCCACAATTTGTTCTTGGACTTATTTTATTTACTTTTACTTCACTCATAATTTACCTATTGAAATTTATACCTTAATATTACTATACCAGAACCCCCAGCTGCTCCAGTATTACCAGCTCCACCACCACCTGTGTTTGTTGTTCCAGCACTAGGAGAACTATCTCTTGGACCGCCACCACCTACAGAAGCTCCTCCTCCACCAGCTGATGCGCCACCGCCTGCAAAATATCTTAAAGGTCCACTTGGACCTGGAGTTCCAACACCTGGTGCTGGATTAATTCCTGTTCCAACTCCTGTACCTCCTGCAGCATCATTTGAATTACTACCAGTTGCTCCTGCTCCACCTCCACTAGAAGAATTACCATCTGGAGTTCCTCCTGGATTTCCTTGTGGGGGACTTACTGGAGGTGTATTACCTGCGCCAGCACTAGCACTAGTAAAAGCTCCTCCACCACCAGAGCCTCCTGCACGACCAGGGGCAGGTCCTGAAGGAGGTGCGCCACCGCCTCCACCTCCACCTGCTGAGGATATGTCAGAAAATACTGAAGCACTACCATCGTTTCCTGGAGTATTTCCAGTTGGTTGACCAGCAGCACCTGCTCCTACTGTTATTGGATAACCTTGAACTGAAACTGGTCTAGCATTTCCTGGATTACCTAAAGGTGAATCAGTCCAATCACTTCCTGGTGCAGGACTAGATTCTCTAAATCCACCTGCTCCACCGCCTCCGCCATAAAACTGACCACCAGATCCACCACCAGCAACTACCA